TACGCGGCGCTCGACGTGCGCCTGTCCGATTCCGACGAGAAGATCGGCATTCCACAAGGCGCTGTCGCGCTGCCCGGTGCACGCGGAATCTACCTCGGCGCCCGCGTCGACGAAGTCGCCAGTGCCCGCACGGGAAAGCAGAAGTTCTACTACCCGCTCGACAAGGGCGCCCGACGCGTGATCGACATCCAGGTCGACGACGCCAACGTCCGAGCGCACATCGCTCGCGCCATTCTCGACGGGTCGCTGATTGCGGCCGACGAGAAGACGGCTCGCGAAGTTGGCATCTCGAAGGGCGAATTCCTCAAGGTCGACGAAGTGCTCGCGCTCGAAAAGGCGAAAGCGCTCGAGACGTTCCGGGCCTTCTACGGCCCCGGCGCGACGCTCGACGAAGTGCCTTTGACCGAGACGGCGCTCGACGAATCGGCGCCCGCGCAGCCTGCCCTGCCAAAGGGCAAAGGCGTGGCGCTCTCCAAAACGATCTCGCTCGAATCCCAGGAAGGGAAGTGATCCATGGGTATCGGTGATACGGGCATTTCGTCCAGCTACAAGGTTCCCAGGTACATCGCGAAGATCGTCTTCGGCGCAGGCTCCGTCTCCGCTGGAAGCGGTCGGCTCAAGTGCCTCGTCGTCGGGATGAAAACTTCCGCGGGCTCCATGGTCGCAGACCAAGACATCGTTCGCGTGACCAGCGAGGACGAGGTCGACGCCTACGCGGGTGTCGGGTCTCAGCTCGCCAGGATGGCCTACAAGGCTCTCCTCGTTCCGTCCCTCGAACTCTACATGGCCGCCGTGACGGAGCCCGGAGCAGGCACGCAGGGCACCGTGACGTGCGTACTCTCGGGCACCATCTCCTCGGGCACTCTTCGGTTCCGGATGGCCGGCACTTCGGTCGCAGTCAACGTCTCCGCGACGATGACTGACGACGACACCGGAGCGGCAATCGTGGCGGCGTTCAACGCCAAAACGAAGCTGCCCGTCACGTGCGCCTACGTGGCCGGAACGAACACGCTCACGTGGACGCTCAAGAACAAGGGCGCGAGCGGTCGCGATTGGATCCTGTACTTCGATCCGACCGACAAGCCTTCGGCCTTCGTGCTGACCTTCACGGGCTCGGCGACGGTGAACACGAACGGCTACCGCTTCGGCGCTTCGGCGACCGGCACCGGCGCCGAGGACGTCACCACGCTTCTCACCAAGCTCACCAACGTGCGCTACGCGCGGACCGCGGTCGGCCACAACGACATCACGAACGCAGCGCTTTGGGAGACTCACGTCAACACCAAGGCGGGACCGCTCTCGCTGCTCCTCGACCAGCTTGTGTTCGCGCACAACGGTTCCTTGGCGAACGCTCAGTCGCTCGCGCAGACCACGCTCAACGCGTTCCGCGCGCAGGTGCTCTGGCACCGAAACAGCGAGTCGCACCCGTGCGAGATTGCTGCCGCAAAGGCTGCGATTCGCTCGGTCACCGAGCAGTCGAACCCGGTCCCGGACTACGACGGCCTCGTGCTCGCGGGCATCGCTCCGCAGGCCTACCCGGCCGACGTCCCGACGGACACCGAACAGGACACCGCGCTCAACAACGGTCTCACCCCGGTCACCACGGTGGACGGAACGGCCCGAGTGGTTCGCTCCATCACCTCGTACTGCCTCAACGGCACGGCGCAGGACGAGCGCTGCCTCGACATCGGCGACGCGGTCATGACCGACTACGCCGTCATCGACACCCAGCTCCTTTACACATCGGAGTTCCGAGTCGCGAACAAGTACGTCGCTCCAAACCCTGCATCCGGCGAAGAGCCACCGCCCGCCGGAGTGGCCTATCCCGACCTTTGGAAGGGTGAGCTCACCGCACGACTCTTTGGCTACTACGCGAACGGTTGGCTTCAGGACAAGCCCGTCGGCGTGTGGGCTCCGACCGTCATCTTCAATGTGAATCGGTACCTTCAGGGCGATACGCCGTTGTCAGTGAGTCGCGTCCTGCACCGAATCGACAACGTCGTTCGGCAAATCTACAACACCGCCTAATCGGCAAAGCGCTCTCGCGAGCGCGTGACCCATGCGCCCGTCACGTGAGCCATTCGGCTTGCGTCGACGGGCGTTGTCGCATGCGCGGCGTTTTGCCGCTGAAAGGGCCCGCTCATGGCCGATCCGCAATTTCTGAAAATGGCCATCTACTGGAACAGCAAAAAGGCTGCCGAGGCCAACGCTGTCGACGTCGAGTTCTCCAATGGTCGCGAGGCACTGCTCGGCCAAGACGGCATTCTCGCGTACTCCAAAGGTATCGCGAAGATGAAGGTGTCGATCACCGAGGTGGTCCCGGTGACGGGCTCCGCTTCGACGAACGACATTGAGAAGATCCTCGCCCAAGAGGACATCAACATCTCGTTCATTCTCGGCGGCAAAGTCTACAAGCAGAAGATGGCCTGCTTGTCCGCGTCGTACAAATCCGACACGGAAAAGGGCGTCATCACGGGCAACATCGTTCTCGAAGGCGCGAAGCCCACGATCTCCGGCTGACCATGGCGAAGTTCTCGAGCATCATCCAGGGCCCGCGCGTTCGCAAGACGGTCGAACTCCCACTTCCAGGCGCCACGGTCGATCGCGACACGGGCGCTTGGGTGGGGCCGACCATCAAGTTGGACGTGCGCGCCCTGCGCGGAGACGAGCACGACACGGTGCTCGCCGAGTCGCGCAAGTACGCCATCTCCAAAGGTCTCACCGACCCGAAGGAAGGCGACGATCTCTTCGAGCGCGGGCGCATCATTCACACGCTGCTCTTGGCGTGCGTCGACGTGGAATCTCCGGTCAATGACCCAGCCCCGTTCTTCGCGAGCGCGAACGAGATTCTGGCGGCCGAGGTGCTCACGCCCGAGGTGCTCGCGTACCTATACGAGCACCAACAGCTTTGGCAGGACGAGGTCAACCCGCTCCTCAAGAGTCTGTCTCCTGTCGAGTTCGCGAATGCCGTGTTGTCGACCGCCAATGGCGAGAACGGCGACATGAGTTTTTTCGTATCTTCGCGGCCGGGAATGCAGTGGAGCTTCATGCTTTCTATGGCGAAGCTGCTTGCGGGATCGATGACGCTCGCGTCGCGGTCTTTCAATACCTCCGAGCCCTCAGTCGCGACGAAAAGGGCATGAATGAGCGCCTTCGCAAGCCATCAGGAAAACCGCCCTCCCGGATCCATCGTCATCCCTCCAAACGCCTTCGCGGATGAGTGGGAGGGTAAGCCCGCGGACCCTGTTTGCGCGGGGCTACGGCTCATCTCGCACCAGGATCTCCAGACCGCTCGAGCCCAGGCGCGAGAGCGGGCGAACCGCGGCATCCCCGATCCGGACGTCGAGGACGTCAACGAGGTCTACGCCTGGTCCGACGCCTACAACGACGCGCTCCTCGCGCACATCGTGGCGATGGGCACGTGTGACCCAAACGACTCCAAACTCGCGTGGCCGCTCATCTCGGCGGCGCCCGAGGACATCGTTCGGATGTTCATGACCTCGGACGGCATTAAGCTGGTGTTCGACGCGTGGGAGCAGATGCGCCTCGCGAGCGACCCGACACAACGCGAAGCCGACGACGAAGAGGTCGTAGAGCTCGCGGTACTTCTCCACGAACGATGCGGCGGACTTGAGCGGGCAAGGGCCTGCCGAGTGCGCCGTTTGCTGGCCTTCTGCCTGGACGAGCTCCAGAGCGTTCCAGCGCCCACCGAATAGCGATCGAGGTTCACCGTGCAACTGACAATCCGAGTCGGCGCCGCGGTGGACCGCTCGCTGTCCGAGGCGTTTCGGCCATTGGTCGAGGCTGCCGGCAAAGCCAAGGTCTCGATCGAGAAGTCCGAGAAGGCTCGTCAAAATACCCAGTCCAAAACGGAGAAGTCCGTCACGGACGATGCGGAGAAGTGGGCGAAGTACCGCGACAAGATTCGCGACCGTTCGGCCACGTACGCGGGCAAGCTTGCCGTGAAGCAGGCGGCCGAGGAGATGCGCGCAGCATCGAAGGCCGCAAAGGCTGAGGCTGCCGAAGCGGAGAAGCTCGCCAAGCAGCGCAGTCAGATCCGAGACCGGTCCGCCATCTACGCGGGCAAGGTCGCGGCGAAACAGGCGGCCGACGAGATCCGCGAAGAAGAGAAAAAGACGAAGGCGTACGAGCGCGAACTGGCCAAGCAGAACCGCGCTCATGAGCAAGCGGCACGCCAAAGGTTCCAGCAGGACCGCGTCAAGGCACAGTGGCAGAACAAGGCCAGCGACAGTCTCGCCGCTAGTTCGGCCTCTGAGCGCTCCGCAATGGCGGCTGGCGGCAAGTCCGCGGCTGGCATGGCCGGACGCGGCCTGAAGGCTGCTGGAGGCTTTGCTCTCGGTGT